TGAAATAAGGGAAGCGGAGAAGTTCTCCGTCTCTGTACACTTTGTAGTGTTCGCAAGTTGCTTCTGAGATTCCTCGTTTTTTAAGTCTTTGAGCTGACCCTTTAAATTGAACATTGGTGGGCATGTGATTGTGATTATCTTGTGTCGTTAAAGTTTGACAACTAAAACAATATGTATTTCCGTCGTCATATATAGCCTTGGCATCTGAGGAGCCACACACTTCGCATGGCTCATGTCTCAAAAACTCAGACATAGTTGATGTTCATGTTCATTCTGTAAGGTGCATTACTACAAGAAGTAGAATGGTGCCTTTGAGTAGCATCAAATATTATTGCTCTGTTCTCTACTGAATCAACTTGTGTGCCATCATCAAATCCTGTGTAGCCATCGTTTGTGTTGAAGGATAGTAGTAAACCTTTTAGTCCTTCGCACTTGTTATGATCTACGTGCCATGGATGTTCTTGCACTTCATGTGTACGAGTGTACATATTAACTTTGATTCTGGTCATGGTTCTGTAGTCCATACCAAACTGTTCTCCCATGATTGGGTCTATAATTTCATACACTTTTTCAAATGAGTCAGAGAAAATTCTCATATCTTTAAAAACTAAGTGATTGAACATATAGTTATCTAGAGGATTTCTTATAGCATTGGTCATGTCGTTGCTTGAAATCCCGGGAGTTATCTGCCATGTTGTATTTTCGTGTACGAATATTTCCTTTAATTCAATAAAATCATCTTTATCAAGGAAATTATCTATGACAGTTATATCTGAAATTTTTTTTCTAGCTTTTGTTTTGGGTGTCATTTTCGTAAAAGAAACATAAATTATTTCTGGTTTTATCAGGAGCTACAAATATTGTGTCGCTGAAAAAATCTTTGTTATCTACCGCACAACCATGTGGGAACTTAGCTCCATCAAATAAAACCATGCGGTTATATTTTGCTTCTAATGTATGTAGCTTTGTCACCTTCTCTTTAGGTATCCAAGGTTGTTTACCTTCAGGCGGTTTCTCCATTAAAGTTTTAAACCACTCTTCATTCTTTAAATCAGGGTGATATAAATTTGTACCATTACTATCGTGAAAATATACGATACACGTGTAGCCCCAATCTAAGTGCGGCCAGAAGTAATGCGTGTCATACGTGTTGTATTCGCAGTCAACCCAGCTTTCTACATTGGTTGAGAAACCTCCAAGGTTACCTAACTTCTGCTCACAAAGGTGTTGGGCTACAGTTACTAGAGGAGCTGATTCATCAGCAAAGGCTGTCATTCTTCTCTTAACAAAATAAGTTAAGTTATGAAGCCAAGGACTACCTTCTACTACGTAGCTTAATCTATTAAAAAGCCATCTCTCTAATCTCTTTGGGTCTGCAAATACATCATCTATTTGATATATTTTTGAGCCTTCTAGTTCAAACATTTGAACTTCAGACTTCATGTTTAAGTCCCACATTTTAACCAATCGACTGGAATACAATGTGCAGCGCACCATCTTATGTTGTAACGCTCGCACCACTTCGCATATGTTGTTTTGGATTTCTTACTAATTCTTTTGTAAGGGTCTTGAAAGACCATGCGAAGATCTATCTTGGGGTTATCTTTGATTACTTGTCTAATCTTGCGCCTAGATGGTGGGTCCCAATACCCTTTAACCTCTAGGATTACTCCGCTATCTGGTAGCACAAAGTCGGGAGTATATTGATGTTCTATTGTGTAAGGATAGGACGTTTCCTCATATTCATAGTCAACGCCCAAACTTACTAATAAATCAGCTACCTTTTCCTCTAAACCTGACCTAAAAGTCATCGTCTAACTCTACTGAGCTAGGAGTTGTATCTGGTGTGACGTTTGGTTCTTGTGTTTTGAATCCAGCAGTACTACCAAATAGCTCGGCTGCTCCTGCTTCGTCTAAGTCACCTGTGTCTACTCCTACCTCTGACTGGATACTCACTATCTGAACTCCAGATAATTTAAGTGATGTACCGTAAGTCACGCCATCTCTAAGTATGTATGGCTTCTGCATGAAACCTAGCTTAACTTTACTACCAGCAAATATAGGAGTGTCAGCATCCTTAACTGGTGTACCTTCTGTATCAACTACTGGTGGTCTTTTCTCATCTGACCAAGAGAACTTGATTGTGAATTTACCTTTAGATACTTCTTCCCATGGTGTAGGTTTTAGTGTCGATCTCTTTGGGTTCTTTAGTTTACTTTCAGCCCACTTTAAACAGTCGGCTCTCTCTTCCTCAAGCTTGTCGATTACGTCCTCGCCTACTATGGCTTTCAAGGTGTAACCAAATTTGCTTGGTCTTAATATCGCCTGAAATCCCTCAAGGGTTACAGGATCTTTAGTTACGTGGATGTTTCTCATTAACAGAAAAAATATTGTGAATCAATTACCTCGGACGCATGTAGGTCTCCGATAATCGGTGGGTCAGTCTCAGCTCCAATAGATAGAGCGAAGTCAGTTATTGGTTCATGCTCTGCGAACAGACGCATGTAAGTTTCTCGTACGAGTGTGGACAGTTTACACATATCAGTAGCTAAACATAGAACTGAGTCGTGTATGAGTGCTATAGGTTTATCGAACTGGCTCGCTGCAAAATGTAAGAGCGAAGCATCTAAACTGTGTATCAGATTCGGAGCTGTAGCATTCTTGTGGTGCTTAAGGTCAACGCCTTTCTCTGCACCTTGTACACGTATCTCACATCTACCCATGAGCTGTGTCTTTATTACCTGTGTCTCTGTCTTCATTAGTCGTTGGACTACGTTGAATCCAGAAGGTGTTGTCCATTTTATTTCTTGATTACCAGCTCTTATAGCATTAGCTACTTCTCTCTCAATCCATTTCATTACTTGCATCGGTCCGGGAACGATTATGTTCATAGCTTCTCGAACAGCAGTAACACATTGAGTGAGTTCTTCCTTCTCTACATCAACGCCCTTTTCTTTAAAGGCGTCCCTGATGTAAGACCTGTTGCTAAAAGGCTTAGCGTTGTATGGAATGGTCATCACACAACGCTTAGTAACCTTTCTATCCCAATGGGGTTTTAGCCGATCTGGGATAGCAGAAAGACTTGTTTCTGCAATTAATTTATAGGCATCTTGAGGTTTGTTGGAGCCAACTACATTCACTATCTTGGCTGTGGATTTATCCTTTGCTAGTCCTGCTAAAATTTGCAATCCAGAACACGTAGCATCGGTTGCCACAGGCAGATGAGTGTGATACCTGTGCTCGTAATGAAGTTCATACCACTCAATACATGCAGCTAAAAACTGCCATGGTTCGTCTGCATTTTCCCAGTCAGCCATGTTAGCGATAGGGTCAGACCATACACGATGTACAAGTTCTCTGTTCTCTCCATTATCTATCCAATCAATCCTCTCATCCATTGTTGCTTTATCTAATCCATATGTGGTAGCGAGCTGGAACTTAATCCATTTCATACCTTGTGGATTGATCTTCGCACCCTTAGTAAACATTAATAGACTTTTTCCAAAGTCTGTATCTTGAGGTGTAAGGAATGCGGGTATAGGATATGCTCTACCCCTGTAGTCAAAACTCCATGGGATATAGAAGTCAACACCTTCAAACTCACGTACGCAGTTCATAGTCATACGTGTTCGACAGGACTTACGTACCTCGGCAGCCTGTAGATTTCTAACTTGTGTAGCTTGTTTCTTCCAGCTCTTCCACGTCTCGTCACTTGCGTCCTCGGGTGGCTTTGGTGGCAGCTCGTGATCTATAACTGGTCTAAACTTACCTACACATACTCCCAACTCCTCTAACTTCTTTGCAATTTTTACAATAGTAGGATTTAAAGAGTATTGAACTTGTTGAATCTTGTTTATAAATTGGTAGGGAATTTCTCCCTGTATTAGCACGCCATCGTTTCTACGTATCAGCTTGTGACATTTGTTTAGATCGTTTAAATAATATCCACCGTCTTGTAAAGCGTGCCAATTACGAGGTGGGATAAGCATAGGCTTAGCAAGTGGGCTGAACATTTCAGCCATAAGCATGACTTCATCTTTATGATTTATAAGTTTTTCGCTAGGGCTAAGGATATTTACAGTCTTTTTACCTTTACGTATTAGTTCTTTCTCAAACCACCCAGATATTTCGCATAGGCAGTCAATTAACCACGTTCCAATCTTGATCTTTGTGTTCTTATGCCATGAAACCCATGGGCTTATGGCTTGTTTGTGCATGAGTGTCTGAATACACTTTCGCTTATATTCAGTACCCTTGGCTTGGTGCCAGTAGTTCTTTTTAAGTGTTGCTAGTAAGGCTGGTGCTTCTTGCTCGTAGTATGTCATCTGACAGTCAGCTTCTAACGCCTGCCCTACAGCTAGTGCGGTGTTAGTAAGTGCCTGTTTCTTCTGACGTGGTGCAAATACGTGGTCAAACACAACTTTGCATGTGAGTAACGCTTGTATCTCTGAGTCAAACGGCACGATGTGATTGTGAATAACAATGGCATCCTTGCCAGCAAATCTAGAATATTTCTTTTTCTTCTCCTCTATGTAGGCAATTAGATCAGGCAGAATGCTATTCATACATGATGAGCCATAAACTGTGGCTGATGCGTAAGTCTTTTCCTCCAAGTTAGTAGTGTTGGAGTGCAACTTATTGATACCACCTCTTATTTGTTTACGCTCGAATGCTTCCTGCTCGTCAATCTGTTCTTGGGTTAGCATGCTCTGTAGATATTTCTGTGCACTTTCGTACACGTAAAGAATAAGAAAGCGACTAGCTTTTCGGCTAATCGCGTTCACTATCTACATCAATGTCTGTCGGATTTTAAGTCCGGCGCGTCTACCAATTCCGCCACACTCCCAAGGCTTCTCAGCCTTTTTATTGTAACTTTTATTGTAAACTTGCACAGAAATTGATGTAAAAAGTGATGATTTTGAGATCTATAGACGCATTGGATTACGCAATAGCGAAGTCTATAGAGTTTACACGCTTAGCTAAGTTTTTATCTGCTGCGTGTAAATAGCGTTCAGTTACGCGTGTTGACGAGTGCCCCATATGGTCAGCAACGTCCTTGATGTTTACACCTGATTGAATCAGGAGTGTGCCATTTGTATGGCGTAGTCCATGGAATGTGTATGTTCCATCGGTTCTACCAATGTGACGTAAGCACTTTCTGAAGTGTCGTCGCAGTTGGTCAGCATTGAGCCAGTCATCGCCAAAAATGTACTGCCTATCCTCTGTGCACCTTCGTACAAGCATTGGAATTAGAGAGTTATGTATGCCACAAGTACGAGCCTTTTGACCACGACGCTTGGG